CTTAATTCTCCAGTTTCTTACGGTTTATACACAACGGTATAGATTGACCATAACACAATAATTACGGTCCAGCCGCCTACACCAAGATTAATCCACTTATCAATCTTTCTCTCGTTAGCCTCAACACGAGCTACGAGAGCCTTAATATCCTTAGCAAGTTCATCAATCTCTTCTCTTTGAATTGACTGACGCTCCTCAACAAGAATGAACTTATTGAGGATAGCTGCTATCTTATCGACTTTCCTCTCTAGCCTAGCAAGCCCTAACTGAGTAGTATCTTGATACAATGGAGCAGGTCCTGAGTCAGAAAGATCCATATCATCTTCCGGATGGTTCATACTGGCTTCCCAGATGCGTCAGTTAGTCCGACAGCGTACTTGCCATTTGAGAGCAATGTTAACGTTTGATTCTTAGGTTTCACACCGGGGAGAGCAAAGGATATATGAACCCAAGTATGTTCCAGGATTAGCTGGTCATAGTTTACGAACGCAACCTGATCAACTAATGCCCTACAGATTTTAAGCGGTGACCCATAGCGAGGACAGATGAAATCTACTGCCTCACCTTTAGGATGCTGACTCTTAGATGTTGAGCCTATTTTTGTGTTCAGTGCAGGACAGCGATACCACGAATTAATAGAGATAGAGAAGTCTCCAAGAACAGTACGAACTGCTTCCATCCCCGCCGCAGTGTTAATAACTGCCCCGAATAGCTCAGGAGGAATGGAGTTATCAATTCCTCTATGAGTTGTAACTTCTGCTTCGGCCCATGCGAAATGGGCTGAGGGAGGATTATCAGGATACTGTGCCATCACTTAGATTCCTTCTGCTGTCCAATAGAATTGTACCAAACCGCCTGTCATAGGAACTGTGAATCCAGTAGTCCCATTAGGCCCTTGAAGAGTGTATTCAGCTACGGATGGCGAAATATGTACGCCGAAACATTGCTTAGGGAATGCTTCATTAAACGAAACAGAAATGGAAGTTTCTCCTGAACGAGATACAACATTTCCTTGTCTCATGAAACCTGCGTTGATATGCACCCATCCGCGCTCACCATAGAATCTAGTAATACCTTGAGATTCCTGAAGCTCTTCACTAGATGCTCCAGTGTTCTGCGGTACTGAGTTCCATCCGCCAGCCATCACATAGCTCCGTGATTCGTAAAGACTAACTGGAGCGTATTGATATCAAAAGCGCCCTTGACTGCTACGGAGACATTAGTTCCCACAACTTGCGGTGCCAAGTATTTCACGAGAGGACCTATGGAAGTGGTCGGAAACTTATACAGAGATACTGGAGTATCGAATGTCTTACCGTCCAAAGAAGGAAATAGAACAACACTGAATTGTTGATCCGCGCTTGCAATAACAGAAACATCCTGAGCACTCTCTACTTCAACTTCTTCCATCTGAAGCAAGCGCGCCCGAACTAGTTGGAACTTACCAAGAATCAGAACTCCCTCGTGCTCGTATTGAGTTCCTACACCATCTACGTCTTGGTCGTAGATGTCAAAATAAATCTTTAAGATAGCTCCAGTGGAGTATCTAACAAGATAACAATCCGTATCATCAGAGATTGCTACATTGAATGAAGCTTTAATCTTCCCATACCTTCGCAGGAGCAAATCAAAGACAATAGCGTATGTATAAACTCCACCTACGAATCCGTATGGAACAATTACATACCGATCCATCACGAACCAGAGTCTTGGCTGTGCTGTCTCTAGAATCGTTCCAGAAGAAGAGATAGAGAATAAGTTCGTGGAGAAGTTAAAGATATCCCACTTGTTCTGAGTGGATATAAAGTTCGTTACTTCAGGAGCAATGAGCTCCGCACCATCTGCTGCTATCTGTTGAATATATTTAGAGTTCGAAAGCCCATACTGAGCAGCAGCGTTAGTTGAGCCCGCCACTTGAGTTGGGTACGTGAATCCTGAAGATCCACCAACTTCTCTCCACTTCCAGGGGTATTTAGAATTCCCAGTGTAGGAGCAGAACACTACATTCTTAGCAGTGTAGATGAAGAATCCAGCAAGATGTTCCTTAACAAAAGTGATATCACCTTTCAGGTTTGCAGGAATATCAGAACCAGCACCGGAGACAAGGGACGCTTCGAAATCCGTAGGAGTTGTGGTGGAGGACCAGTATTGCGTGGATGCTGTGAAGAGGAGGAGATAATTGTATGAGCCAGCGATGGAGATAACATCCGCACCGACAGTGACTCCGATGGGAAGCCCTGCGTTGATTGTGGAGGTTACTTCCGTGAATACGAGAGTAGTTCCACCCGTGATGGAGAGTGCGTAGATTTTCGCAACTCCACCAGTACGGATGCAAACATATCCTGTTCCGCGCGCGAAGGCATAGGAAACTTCGGAATCAGTAAGAGGACTAGTGAATCCATTCTCAGTGACTGGGCTATTAGCCCATGTGTCTAGAGAATAAGACCATGTTGCAGTGTTATCAGAATGATAAGCAATGTAGAGAGTCTGAACACCGGAGAACTTCGTATTCGTTTCAATCTGCGTATCAGCAGTAACATCGAGATTATCAAAGAACACTCGGTTAGGAGAAACTGTGTTCGTACCACCATCAGTCTTCCACACAGCAAGTTGGTATTGAGGATGACGAAAAGATATACCACCTCCGAATGCATTCCCGGCCGGGATGATACCAGTTACGGAACAGAATTCAGTACCTCCACCATTCTTAACAATTGCATACACAGTTCTAGTGCCATCATCATTAGATGTGACAGAGAACGTCATTGTATACCAGGTAGCGTACGCAAGAGGTGTAGTGATAGTTCCTGTTGCAACTAGAACAGCAAAGCCTGGCTCTAAACCATTCGTGTATTGATAAACACGAAATGTTCCAGTATAAGAATCATAGATTACATGCGCGCCTGTGAGAGTCTCAGTGACACAAAGACCCACATCAAAAATTCTTTGGAAGAATGGAGTTGGAGCATAATCAGACGCGCCAGTTGTGAGATAAATATCAAGAGTACCATCTACTTGAGTTGAAAAATCAAGATCCAAATCTCGATACATCCAGTTCTCGATGCCTTGTGCAGAATCTGCAATACAAGACATGCGGTAGGAATTAAGAGGATTACCTACTCCTGAGGACTCAGCAATCTCGACATACGCAGCACTAGGGCCAGTGTTTGTAAGCCCTGAAGCGGAATCTCCTAGCGAGGCAGGAGTAGCGAGACGGGCGAAATAATTCGCACTCGTTGTCCAGGACTCTAACTCATCTCCTGCATCAGTGATCGCGATAACTGGAGAGGTTTCAGATGTGGTTACTGAAGATGCGAAATAAACTGCCTGGAGAGCATTGATAGTTCCAGGAGTAGTGATTGCAGTTCTAGGTTTCAAACCTATGGACTGAAACCCATCAGGAGTAGGAAAGACATTCTCCATGTAGATAGCTTGAGGAATACCTACGGATTTCGTAGCATCTCCTGGAGAATCTACTCGCTTATCGAAATTCTGATCAATCGTGGGGATGATTGTGGAACGGCCTGCCTTAGCCAATGTCATTGGGAAGACAGTGGAAGATAGGTTAGCACGATAAGTTTGTTGTGCCATTATGCTTCAGGCCAGAGAGTTGTGGGAATATCAATCGCGTCTACAGAGAGTTCAGTCCTCACACCATCTGTGATTCTGTACGGGCCATAAATAGAATTATTCGTACCACCTGAACCTCCTACATATCCAATATAGGGGCCTGCAGTTACGGCATCAACAGGACGTGTAACGTTGGAGACAGAAGCAACTCCATCTGCAATCCCGTCAGCCACGGCACCTACCCAAAATTTAATTTTATTAGGAGTTATAGGGTGATCTGAGGCATAGAATTGAAGTTGACAAAAATAAGCAATTCCAGAAACAATAACAGGAACACCAACTGGCGAAGGAATTTCACCTCCAGAATTAATTCTTGTAGCTAATTTACCAGTCGTAATGGTGTTATAAACTGTATTTCCATTAAATGCAAACCCATCATTATAGGCTATCTGAGACCCAAGGGTCATGTCTATATTCTTAATGAAAAATTGCCAGCATCTAGATTTGTTAGCAGCATTGAAGACAGTAGCACCGGAGATAGAAGGCGTTATAAGAATTCCACTGCCATTATGAACTCCGGTTATCTGAACTCCTAAACCTCCAGGAAATTCAGGTACAGCAACAAGGGTAGTAACTCCCCCAGTTTGTACAGAAAGAGTGTGTTCATACTGAGAAGTGTCGATAAGAACACCTCTCTGCCAAATTAGAATTGTCTGGAGAAATAATGAATCGAAAGAAGAAGAAGTGATGGGTTGAATATTTCCGTCAGTATCCACAGGACCTGTGTGCCATACAGCAGGAAACTGATCATCATTCGCAGTGATGAGAGGAAATGTAGCCATTCCTCTTATTCTCCATTCTCGAGAATATTAGCATTCCTCATGAGAATGAACTGCTCAGATACCTCATCCTTCATAGCCTTAGCTTCTTCACTCTTACCGATCGTGCGGAAGATGGTTTGAGCAGCACCATAGACAATAGCGTATGGATGATCTAAAGCGATCCAGGAGGAGTAATCACTTTCCGTGATATCTGGATGCCGATAACATCCCATAAGAATGTACCTAATTTCCGTGGAGGACTTCAGATGAATGATAGTTCCTGCACCATACCATACATTCGTCTGTGCCTGAGCGTAAGAGTCAAGAGCGTTCTCAGGAGAAATTTTCTCAAAGAAGATTCCTGGAACTGCTTCATCATGATCGTATTTACGGAAATACTTAGCAGCGCGCCATCTTGGTACGAAAGTTAGGTATTCGAAATCAGGCTCATAGGCAGCAGTAGTGAAATCCACCTCTGCTTCGTAGATGTCTTTGTAATAATAATCCGAATGGTGAGCTTTGAGAGTGGCTGACTGAACTGCAGAAAGAGTCTTCGCCACTAGATCAGGACGATTAGTGATTTCGTATACAGCAGTCTGGAGTTCAGTCAGTGTCATGGATTACTCCGTTTTGGCTACTTCTTGAGGAAGAGTCTCAGGAGCAGAGTCATCACTTTTAGTGGCGAGAGCTTCCGCTGCTTTAGCTGCACGGGTTCTTGCAAGAAGAGCTTGAACTGCCGTAGATGGCCCGGCCCCGGCAGCTACTGGAGCAATATCAGTAGTGGATGACGGAGAGAGATGAGTAGGTGCATACGAACCCATATCTCTCGAAGGATCTTGTGCAGCAGCCATTTCCTCTAGAATCTGCGCACGCATATCCTGCTTCAGTTTCCACATAGGATCGAGTTTCTCCGTATCAATCGTGGCTTCTTTAGCATCCTTGTAAATATACGGATGTTTCGTAGCAATCTCATTCTCGAGCTGCTTAATACGCGCAGGGTCATCAGTCGAATAGCGTCCACGAACAAAGCTGGCAATACTGCCATCTAGGAAGATGTAGTTCGAGGAAAGTTGGGTTGATTTGAAAAGAGTTTGAATAGTCATCTTGAATCCAATGAGAGTTCCTGAGGGTGGGTGGAACCGTTTTCTTTGTCTCAGAACGGTCCCGGAAACTGAGTCCCTCAGGAGGATTCCCTTGAGATGCGGAGGAAATTAACCCGCTGCCGCTGCCGTAAGATTCTTAATCAGCGCGTTTGCAGGAGGATTCTTCACAACACAGGTGAGTTCCGTGGTGAGAGTACCGCCAACTGCGTCAATGCCATTATCCGTGGCTTCCGAACCAGCATCGTTGAACTCACTCTTCATGGTCTTACGACCACCAAGATAAGCAACTCGGAAGGTGGAAAGATCCACGCACAGAGCGTACTTGCTCCAGTCACTGTTCGAATTAAAGAGCGAATGCTCAATCATTCGGAACGAACCACGAGCAATATTGAACGATCCGAATTGCAGACCGTACGAAGTTGCACCGTTCTGGATATAGTACGTAGCATTCAGGCGACCAATATTATTGATCACCTTCCGTGCAGCGCCACCGACCAGGAGAATGCGCTCGTTACCAGCTTTCGGATCAGTGGCTTGGTTGAAGACTGGATCCAGAGCAGTTTCGAGTTGCGTGAAAGTCGTGGTGCCGCCAGCAGTGGTAAGGTTAACTGCTGCATAGGAGGCAGGATAGTAGGTGAGGTTAGAGAGAATGGAGATCAAACCATCCATGGTACGGAACGGTTGGCCATTCCGAGTACCAGTAGATTTCTGACCAAAGATCAGAGCCTTCTCAATATCCGCTGCGTGGAACGATGCGCAGTCCATCCGATTTTCTGCAACCGTGGAATCACCGGCGATAACTTCCGTGGCTTGAGCAGAGCCGGAGAGCGCCCAAGTATTACGGAAAATCTGGGTGTAGTTAGTTACGCGAACCGGAGTGATTTGGAGAGCATTCGGACGAACCGAAGATTCTTCAAACGCATTACCGACTTGGTAGAAGTTCACATCATCAGCAACAGCAGCCGCTGCAACGTTACCAACACCGCGAGTTACCGTGATTTGGGTAGATGAGAGGATGGAATTGATGATGACATTCTCACCAGTCGATACTGCCTGCATAATCATGCCGGGAAGCAGATTAGTGGTGGAGGCGACAGTGAACGTGGTTGCCGCACCATCAGCAACTGCTGCATCCAAGTTAAAGGATGGGAAGATCATGGTTTTAGTGAAGAAGCCATGTTCAACTTGCAGAGCAGTTTCCGTGGGGAGCATCGCAGTAAGACCGAAGAGCGGAGCCTGACCATTCGGCATGAGCCGAGTAATCATTCCCGCAAACGATTTCGCTGCAAGATCCGTGGTGAAGTTTCCGGTATTGAAGATACCGACGTTACCAGTACTCATGATTTAAGTTCCTTGAAGAGATGGATGATATTGGGAATTAAGTGACGTTCCACGTGACAGTGGCGGCAGCAGTCTTAGTGACAGTAACGATACTCCAGCTAGATGCAGGAGTAGTTGCACGGCCAGAAAGAGTTACACCAACACCTGCAGTCCAGGTACCTGCAAATGCAGGAACAATGGAAACTACAATGGAGAACGAATCACCAATATCCATATCAGGACATGCAGCAAGAATCAATGCAGCGGTGGGAGTAGTAATTGCGCGACCAGCACTAAAGCCAGTGTACTGAATATAACCCCCAGCCATCTGAGCTACAGTGATGGTTACTGCGGCGTCAGTTGCAACACTAGAAACTTGGAGATTAGAGAACATCCCCTCACCTGCACGAGAGAGTACTGGCAGATTAGTACCAGGCCCACCTGTGAGAATACGTTTAAACAAGCCCATGATAAAGTTCCTTTAAATGATTAGGATTGACCAAGATAAGCAGACCAATCTTCTTCCTTCTTTCCCTTGCCTTGTGGGGCAGGTGCAGGAGGTGCGAAGGTTTGCGCTGCGCCCTGGAAAATCTCTTTGGCCATCTTGGTCAGCTCTGAGGAAGTAGCCTTAGGATACTTTTGAACAAGCTGAGTTTGGATGGCGTGGATCACAGGAGCGAGAGCAGGGTTATTAAACGCCGGGTTTTCAGAGAACAGAGATTCGTTAGTATTTTGTCTTTTAATCAGTGAGGGAAGTTGAGCTTCAAACTTTTGCTCAGCTCTCCCAACTGCTTCTTCCACAATCCTTGCAGTTGCTGCCATTGACTTGCCATAAACTGTTTGAGATTGCTTGTTAAGGATTTCAGCGAGTGCTCCAACTGCACCTTCACCACCAGCTACGACTTTAGCAAGAGTACCTTGATCGAGAAGTTTAGAGAAGTCTACTTTAGCAGCAGCTTCCATAATCTTAGCAGGATCAACACCTTGCTGAGGTGCAGGTGCGTTTGGATCAATAGGCGTAGGTTGCCAGAGGTCTTTGTATTGATCGAGTGGGGGAGGTGCTGGCTCGTTAGCCTTCGGAGGAACTACACCATTCTGCTGAGTTACGGTAGAAGAATGCGGTTCCGGAGGTGCAGGATTCGTAGCAGGATTATTAGTCACTGCTTGCTGAGCGGGAGTAGGCATCGGGCCAGGAGTGGGTTGGGCACCGAAGAGTTTTTGCATGAAGGACATGATTTATTCCTGAGGGTTAGGAGTGGAGGGATGTTCAGCTTCTGCGGACAGATCAAGGAGAGAAGTGAGAGCAGCGATCCGTCCCTGTAGCTCTGCTTCACGTTGCTTATTCTCATCCAAGAATGGAAGAGAAATTCTTTCTGAAGCAGCTTGCCAGATCATATTCTGGATAACTTGCTTCTGGAGAGTTGTTAGAACACTTCCGGCCTGGAGTTCTGCTGGAGTGAGAATCCAAGAAACGAAAGAAGAATCAGTGTTAATGATTGCCATCATTGGACTCCTGCACTTGCGTTAGGTTGTCCTTCAGGTTGAGGATTGATCACATTAGGATCGAAACCGTAAGCTGCTGGAGTCGGCTGAGGAACATTGAACGGTGTACCTTTCTGAATTGCAAGCTGCGCCATTTGCGACCATTGCGCCGAAGCTTGTTCGTAAGTAACCTGAGGCTGGCTCTTTTCAAACGGAGATAGGTCAACATTTTCAGTCTTCAGAATGTAGGAGAAGAGTGGTGAGAGATTATATCCTTGAGCAAGAGTTGGAGATGATCCTAGGACTTGCATGGATACTTTGAGAGCATCCGCAGAGATCACCTTAGACGAAGGCAAGAGGCCATCCGTGATCTTGAAAGACATAGTTGCCTTCCGAAGCTCCAGAGGATCAACATTCACAACTTCTTTCTTCGAAGGAGAGTACACAGAAGTACCTCCTTGGTATTGCATGTAGTTGATTTTCAGAACTTCCTTCATCGGAGTGAAAACTTGTCCTTCTAGTTTCAGCGCAGTGAGCTGATCCTGAGAAGTAGCGTTCGACATGACCTGTTCCCACTGGCCATCAGTCTTGTTACCTTTAACAAACTGGCCTTGGCGAGCAGGATTCTGCCCATTAAGAACATTACCGAGAGCAACGATTTGTTGAATCTCCTGCATTCCAATGGCGGATTGGTCATCACGGAATGGAAATTGATAGACTGCTTCGGAGACTGGTTTACCAAATGCGGAAGGGCGAACAGGAATCTTAGCAGTGGGTGAGGGAGAATTCATGTGCTTCTCCGCCACGCGAGATGGATCATAGAGAACACGATCACCAACTGAGCGACGTCTCGCTGCCAGAATACCATTCATAATAGCAGAGGCAGTCTGCTGGAATGGGATACCTTTAGAAGCAAGAGATTTCGTTTGATAATTCATCCCATCATCTGCCGGCTGCCCGAAGAAGACAGGAATCTTTTCATGAGCATTCGTCTGGCGCTCAGCATAGATGATCACAGAATGATTAACAATGATCAATTTCCATATCTGAGGAGTGTTTCTAGCAGGTACGCTAAGACCAAACTCAGAAGGAATAATACGAACATACTCAGTAGAAACCTCATAGATTCCTTTGTATGCGATATTTTTTCCACCGTTTTTTCCGGTAGGAGATTGGAGTCCGACCCAGTTATCCCAATTCATGATATCGATGGATTGGCGATCTACGACAACTTCTGGATTAACTTGTGGGATGAAATAACCTGCAACTCCTGTGCCGGTACCTGCGATGTTTAGGGTGGAGGGACTCTCAAACGCTGGGACCACATTCTCTATAAGCTGGGAGTCAAGGCTGGCAATCAGCATCTTTAAGCCAACTTTGGAATAGAGTTCCGTATGACCTGCGAACTCTCCTTTGGTAGAAATAGCAGAGGGAACTACACGAGTGTCGAAATACGTGTTATACATGTCCCAGCGTGTGAGACAATTCCCTGCCCAGATTAGCTCAGTTGGCTTACCCTCCACACCTGCCTTGTAC